GAAGAGATAGCGATCTTTGATAAGATTAAGCAAGGCCTGGATTTTGGCTTTGCGGCGGATCCGCTTGCATTTGAAAGAATGCACCTGAATAAGAAGCAGAGGCGGCTTTATATCTTTGCTGAGCTGTACCAGGTGAACCTTAAAACCCGGAAGGCCGTGGCAGAGATAAAGAAGCTAAACCCGGACAATAAGATCATAACAGCAGATTCAGAGGAGCCCCGCTCCATATCTTCCTTCAATGAGTTGGGCCTGAGGGTGTACCCGGCCAAGAAGGGCCCCGGATCGGTGGATTTTGGTGTGGCTTATCTGTCTGATGATTTGGATGAGATAATCATTGATCCGGTGAGGTGCCCGAATGCGGCCCGTGAGTTTTCCTCATACGAACTGGAAAAGGACAAAAACGGGAATTTCAAAGGATCGTACCCTGACAAAGACAACCACACCATTGACGCTGCCAGGTACGCATTGGAGGATGAAATGGTGAATAAAAAGGCTAAGATAAGGAATAAGGCCAAGAGGGGCCTGAGATAGGAGGGAGCAGAGTGGAGCGCTTTACATATCCAGCAGAGCAATTTGACGAAAGAAACCTAAATAAAAGCATTATTCTCACGTTGGTAAAGAAGCATGAGGGAATGGTGGCCCGCCTGCTGAAAAATAAAAGGTATTATGATGGGCACCATAAAATTGAGGAGCGGAAGCGGGAGAAGGAGGCACCCAATAGCAAAGTAACATGCAACCATGCCAAAGATATTTCAGACACGGCCACGGGGTACTTCATGGGGAACCCGGTCACATACTCAAACAGTGGGGAGCAGAACATTGATCCGTTACTCACGGCCTTTGACAATGCCAATGTGGATGACGTGGATGCGGATAATGCGTTAGATATGAGCATTTTTGGATTGGCCTATGAATATGTGTATGCAAAGGAGGGAGAGGCGGCCCCCGTTTCCAAAAATATCTCTCCATTATCCACCTTCATAGTGGTGGATGACACCATAGAAGAAAATGAGCTCTGTGGGGTGTACTACTACAAGAAAAAGAACTCTGTGCAGGATACATATACATATGTGGCCACGGTGAGCACAGCCAACTATACATATGTGCTGAATATTCTTGACAGCGGATCAGATATTTCCCAACTTGTGACAGAGGAGCCGGTGCAGCATTATTTTGGTGAACCTCAGATCATAGAATATCTGAACAATAAGGAGGCAATAGGGGATTTTGAGCAGCAGATCCCTTTGATAGACGCATACAACACTTTAATGAGTGACCGGATCAATGATAAAGAGCAATTCATTGATGCGGTGCTTGTTTTGTATGGGGCTATTTTAGGGGATGACGAAGAGGAAACCACGGAGGCACAAAAGAAGCTGAGAGAGAATAAGCTCCTGGAACTGCCTGAGGACGCAAAAGCGGAATACCTGAGCAGGCAAATGGACGAAAACGGGGCAGAGGTGCTCAGGAAGGCCATAAAAGAAGATATTTACAATTTCAGCCATGTGCCCAACTTCATGGATGAAAATTTTGCCGGCAATGTGTCCGGTGTGGCAATGGAGTATAAGCTCCTGGGCCTGGAAATGATCACGAAGGTAAAGGAAAGGCAGTATAAAAAGGGCCTCAGGAAGAGGATCCGGCTATACTGCAATTTCCTCAGCATGAAGGCCATCCTCATGGAGGCGGGCTCAATCATGGCAACCTTCAGCCGGGCATTGCCCAAGAATCTCCTGGAACTGGCTCAGATTGTGGCTAATCTGAAAGATAATGTTTCGGCCAAAACGCTGCTGAAGCTCTTGCCCTTTGTGGAAGATCCGGATTATGAGATTGAAGAGGTGACAAAGCAAAAGGCTGAAGAGGTAAAGCGGCAGCAGGAGCTTTTTGGAATGGGATCCAATGAGCCGCCTGAATTTGGAGAGGAAGAGGAGCCTGAGGAGGAAGAAACCGATCCGGATGGGGAGGCTGAAGAGAAACCCAAAGAGGAGGCTGAAGAGGAAAAGGAGAAGCAGCAGGCAGCAGGAAGCAAGGGGTGATCTGAGTGGGATATTGGGAAAACCGGCAGGCACAAAACATGTTTGAATACATGGAGGACGCTGAAACGGTATCCAGGGAACTGGCAGACATATATGCAAAGGCTTCCCGGCAGCTCAATTATAGAATTGATGAAATATACGATAAATTCAAGGATCGGCATGGGCTGACAGATAAGGATGCCATGGCCCTGCTGAATACTCTGAAGAATAAAAACGATATAGCGGCGCTGAAGCAAGCACTGGCCGGAAAAGCAAAGACGGATCCGGGATATGCGGATCTTTTGGCCAAACTGGAAAGCCAGGCATATGGGGCCCGCATTGAGAGATTGGAGCAGCTTCAGACGGAAATAGATCGCATGATGCAGGAGGTATATAAGCAGGAAAAGAAGATCACCACTTCCCACTATAAAGACCTTGCAAAAAATTCCTATTACCGGGAGATCTACAATGTGCAGAAAAGGGTTGGTTTTCAATTCAGCTTTTCAGCGGTGGATCCCAAAATGATCAATATGCTCCTCAATTCCAAGTGGAGCGGGAGAAATTACTCTGCAAGAATATGGGATAACACCAAGGGCCTGGCCAGTGAGCTGAAGGAGCAGATGATCCTGGGAATGCTCACCGGAAAGACTGAGGGAGAAATGGCCAGGGAGATCGCCAATAAGTATGCAGCAGGAGCCTTTGAGGCCAGGAGGCTTGTGAGGACTGAGAGCAATTTCATTTCAGGACAGATGCAGCTTGCGGCTTATGATGAATGTGACGCTGAGTATTATGAGTATGTGGCCACACTGGATCTGAGAACCTCAAAACAGTGCCAAGAGTTGGATGGCAAGGTTTTCCCGGTAAAAGACGCTGTACCGGGTGTAAATATGAACCCTATGCACCCATTCTGTAGATCAACAACGATCATTCACCTGGGAGGGGATGTGGTGCCAGGGCTGAAGCGGCGGGCCAGGGATCCGGAAACCGGTGAGAATAAATTGGTGCCCGCTTCAACGAACTATAAAAAATGGTATCAGCAGAATAAGGCGGCCATAGAGAAGGCTGAAGGGAAGAAAAAGGCCAAGGGAAAGAGCTTGCATAAGAAGCAGGGCGATGGTAATATAAAGGTGCAAGCTGAGGAAATGAAAATTGAGAATTTCCCGGAGGCATTCACAGAAAAGGCAGAGGCAAAGAACACTCAGGCCCTCATTGATTATGTGAACGGCCTGAAGGGAGCGGATGCCAAGGTTGTGAAGCTGTATAACAGCATGAAGAAAATGGAGAGCATTGTTTCTCAGGGCATTCCCTTCAAAATATCACACGCAAAGAGCCATGCTGTAACTTCTTCATACCGGCCAAGTAATGGGAAACTGGTGGAAGTGAAGCTCACGATCCCGAAGGTGGCAGCAGGAACCGGGCCCGGCGCTGTGAATACCACGCTGCATGAGAATATGCACCTCATTGATCTGTATCTGAGAGAGGATTTGGCAGGCCATGGGCATTTTAGAGGCTCCCAGGCGGCCAAGGTACTGGATGAAGCGCTCACGAAGGTAAAGCCGGATATTGGAGAGAAGGCCGGGGCACTCTTCAAAGAGTATAAAGAGGAGTGCAACCGGATCAGGGAGGCGGCAAAGGCCTCATGTATGAAAAAGGTGGAGGAGCTGACAAACCAATATTATTCAGACGGGATCCCCAATGTGTGGGGCGATATAAAGAAATACAAGCAGTATGAGAAGGAGCGGAAAAAGCTCTATACTCTTATGAATGACGAAATTGACACCATGAGCAGGGATGCCATGGGTGGCGGCATTGGGCAACTTCAGGATATATATGATGCCCTATCCGGTGGAGCCGCCAGGGATAGCGGGGCGGTGCTGTATGGCCATGGCTCTGCCTATTATCGATCTATGGACGCAAGAAAAGCGGAGATAATAGCAAACTATGGGGCCATGAGCGTGACCAGGCCGGATCTTATTGATATGCTGAGAGAGGATAAGCCGGAACTGGTGGAAGCGTTGGATGCCCTGGTGGAGGAAATGCTGAAGAAAGTGGGTGATTGAGCATGAGCAATCAGGAATATATTGAGAAGCGGGAGAAGATTTTCTCTCTTTTGCTTGAAGTGAGTGATAGCCTGGTGGCAAAATTCTTTGATCCGGACAGTGAAAAAATGTTAGACGAAAAGATCGAAGTGCTCACGGCCCTAAAGGAAGGCCGGAAGCCTTCAGAGATTCCGAAATATTATGACATTTTGGAGCTGTACCCTGAGGAAGGGGCACAATGGGATTGAGGAAGTAATTGAATAAAGCAGAGATACAGAGAGCTGTGCAGAGATGCATGGCTCTTTTTGTATACAAAAAATAAGAGAGGAGGATCTGAGCATGAATTTTGGAGAAGCATTTGAGGCTGTAAAGCAGGGAAAAGGCATGAGGCTTCCGAAATGGGCCCCGGATGTAGTCATAAGGGCGCAATACCCTGATGAACACAGCAAAATGACAGCTCCCTATCTGTATGTTGAGAGCAGATTTGGGAGGGTGCCATGGAAGGAAACCATGATAGAGCTTTTTGCTGAAGATTGGGAAGTGGTGGCATAGAAAGGCGGTGATCCTTTTATCTCCCATGCCGAGGGTGAGAGGCGGGCCCGGTGCTGCCAAGGGCCGAAAATAAGAGGCAGGCGAAACCAAAATAATGAATCTGTGGGGCCTGAAAAGGAAATGCAGGGGCATATAGGAGGAAAAGAACAATATGAAATTTATGAACAATCATTATGGAGTAAGCAGGATTTTTGGCCGGGCGCATTGTGTTATGCCCATGAATTTACAGTTTTTTGCTGAGCCGGACGGTGGAGCAGGAGGCGGTGCCGGTGGGGCCGGAGGTGGAGGAGCCTCAGGAAATGCCGGAGGAACCGGAGCAGAACCGGGGGCAGCAGGAGGAGAAGGGGCAGCAGGCCAGGGCGCTGAAGGAGGAACCGGCCAGGCAGCAGGCTCTCCCATGAGTTTTGATGATTTTTTAAAGGATCCGAAAAATCAGGCAGAATTTGATCGGAGAGTAGGCAAGGCCCTGGAAACAAACCGGAGCAAAATACAGGCTGAACTCAATACCAAAGTGCAGGAAGCTGTAACTGAGGCAGAGAAGATGGCCAAAATGAACGCTGAGCAGAAAGCACAGTATGAGCGGGAGAAGAAAGAGAAGGAGATTGCCGACAGAGAAGCGGCCCTCACCAAAAGAGAGCTCACGGCAACGGCAAAGGAGCAGCTTGCAGAGAAGGGGCTCCCCGTTTCCCTGGCCGCTGTGCTGAATTATTCCAGTGCCGAGGAATGCAGCGCCTCAATAGAGGCTGTGGGAAAAGCATTTCAGGAGGCAGTTGAAAAGGCGGTGAATGACCGTCTGAGCGGCGGGAAGCCGCCGAAAAAGGCCGGAGATCATGCCGCATATACCATGGAGCAGATTAAGGCAATGAGCCCTGCTGAGATAAATAAGAATTGGGATGCGGTGCAGGCGGCCATGCAGGCAGAAAAATAAAGCAGATAAAGGAGGAAAGAAAAAATGTCAGTAGCAAATTTTATCCCCACAATTTGGAGCGCCAGGCTTTTGGCACACCTTGACAAGGCACATGTGTATGCCGCCCTGGTAAACCGGGATTATGAAGGGGAGATCAAAAACTATGGTGATACCGTAAAAATCAATCAGATCGGGGATGTCACCATTAAGGACTACACAAAAGGGAAGGATATTGACGATCCGGAGGAACTGAACGGCGATCAGAACACACTCACCATTGATCAGGCGAAATATTTCAACTTTTCCATTGATGATGTGGATGCCGCTCAGGTGAACCCTAAACTCATGGATTCGGCCATGCAGCGCTCAGCGTATGCCATGAACGATACAACGGATCTTTTCCTGGCAAACCTTTTGTATTTGGGAGCTGAGAACAATGGCACGAACCTGGGAACGGATGCAGCGCCGATTGTACCGGCCAAAGATAATGCCTATGATTACCTGGTGGATCTTTCCACGGATTTGACGGAAAAGAACGTGCCCACGA